TCAAAGGTCATCGCCGCTCTTGTCGGCGTCGCGCCGCATGCGCGTCAATCCGGCTCATCAAACCGACAGGGCAAATGCTCCGGTGGCCGCAAGCATCTACGCGACATCGCCTATATGGCCGCACTCAGCGCCATTAAGGTCAAAGACCCCGTTCTTGGAGCCTTTTATCAGCGCCTGCGCAGCAAGGGAAAACCCTTCAAACTAGCCATCGTCGCAACAATCCGGAAGCTCGTCACTATCCTCAACGCCATCGCAAGGACAGATCCAGCATTTGCTTGATCATCCACGGTTGCTTGTGTAGCGCGCAAAATCGAATGGCGGGAAGCGCAACTTCAGTTGGCAACAAAAATCACTCTATGATGGCCCTCCGCCAAACATCGGTTTTAGTTGCAGGGCCGCTGCGGGCTCATAGGTCCATCGCCATCTTCCGTCCAGCGCTTTCGCTGTCATGGCAGCGATTTCGTTCTTCGCTGGGTCTGAATAATGTGTCAGCTTGTTGGCGTAGTTTTTGGCAGTCTCGTCTGGCACTCTCGCTAGAGTTTCCGCGAGAAAATCTTCTAATTCCGTCTGCGTCACCTTCTTATCCGCGTCATAGAAGGAGTAGGTGTGGCCGAGATACCGGGTTATGACAAACGCAACTTCTTTTGTGGCACCCGGCTCTCGCCTGCGCCGCACGCCCGTGCCGCCAAAGCCGTTTCTAAAAGTCCCCGCCACCACCGCCAAGGCGATAGCGATGGCTTTTTCAAGTTCATCCGTTCCGTGGGGCATGCTGGCCTTCCATAATGCAAAGACGCGGTCGCTGACCGCGTCTTGTGCTGCCCGTGCGTGCGTCTCTATTTACTTATAATGACTTCTCGGACAGCCTTCTGGTTCCGTCCAGATATCGAATAAGTGCAATCAACCTCTTCGACCCTGAAGCCTTCGAAGGTCTCATAGACCTCGGGAACGGCATTTAAAGACAATATGAAACGGCCTTTAAGCCCTGTTAAAACGTCCGCCATCTCCGCAAATTCATCCCGCCCGAAGACGCCAGAGCCGTAGTCCATCTCGTTTCCGAAGTACGGCGGATCAAGATAGAAGAGCATTTCCGGCCGATCGTAACGTTCAATGAAGCGCCTCCAAGGAAGCTGCTCGATGACAACACCTGCCATCCGTTCATGGATCGCCTCCAGTTGCGGAGCGAGCTTAAGGAGATTGAAGCGAGCGCCTTGCATGGTAACGCCGAAGTTCTGCCCGGCAACTTTTCCGCCAAAAGCTGTTCTCTGGAGATAGAGGAACCGCGCTGCCCTTTCCAAATCGGTCAACGTGGAAGGGTCGGTGCGAGACAGACGGTCAAATTCGCGACGGCTCGTCACCTGATATCGGAGCGTCTCCATGAACTGCGGATAGTGCCGCTGCAGTATCCTGAAGAGGTTGGCAACATCACCACTGATATCGTTGATGACCTCCATGCGCGGTTGGAGGTTCCTGCGGAGGAAGACGCCGCCCATTCCAACAAACGCTTCCGCATAGCTTTCGTGCGGCGTCTCATTGATACGGGCGATGATGGCCTTCGCCAAAACGCGTTTTCCACCGATATAAGGGGCGGCAGGAGTGGCCGGAGCCACCGGCATCAGATTCACCATTTCAAATATCTCTCGACTCAGTCACAGCAAATCCGCCCTGCAGGGTACGGGTGTGACAGTTATCGAACGTTGCTGTCGGACGGGTTAGGTCGCCAAACTTTGGCCCGTCGCTTGGGGTGTTTCAGCACCCCGGCCACCCGGTCAGAACCGCATGGCAAAGTCGAAAATCAGTACCCACCGATAAATCCATTGGTGTTGGCTGACTTCGTTAAGCTTGATACCTCGACGTCACGCATCAATATCCGCCCGTAATTTGATGCCTCGATATCAATTTCCGAATGGCCGACCATTTCGACACTATCCAGCCACATGATCGGCGTCCGGTCCACTGCTCCCTGATTGACCATGAGAGTGCGAGACGATGCGCCGGCTGCTCTGGCCGAGCGCCCGAGCTTGCCGCCGACGATCCAGACAAGTGAGGCGTAGACAAAGTGCACAAGACGGTCCTGCGACAAATCGTAGTCGGGATTGACGATAACGGTGCGTGACGCGTCGTGACCTGTGGACGCGTTGTTCGCCAAGTTGGCGCTCTTACCATTTCGGCGCGCGCGGCAGTCTAGTTCGCCTCGCCAATTGACCGCCAGCGTGTTGCCACCCGCGCCAGCATATGAAGAAAACCCGTCGCCTGTTGTGTTGTAAGCCCCGCATCCTGAAAGGAGCGAATACCCCGGCCGCGTCATGACAAATCCATCAAGACCGGACCCCTGAAAGGTCACATCATTGAGGTATGCCTGCGCTGTGGCGTCAGCCATGTACGTGTAATCAATCTGCGTTTGGTATCCGCCGATGATATCCATTCCCTTTGACCAAAGAACCTGCCCGCTCAACTGCGGCCCCCACGCAAAACCGGACCCGGTGGTCGTCGGGACAATCGTGCTGCCGGGCGCACGGTCGTCAGCAGCACGGACATAAAGGGTGGCGTTGGCGCTATCGTAAAAATACTGCCCCGCCGCGAGCGTTGACGCAGACGACCCTAAAACCAGAAGCTCATACTCAGGAGCGTTGGCCGGGGAACCGGGAACTATGCGCTTGAGGTCGAACACATACCCCGGCGCGGATGCGCACGGCGTTGCATAAATTGCAGGGTTCCCCGCTCCGGTCCACTCGAAGGAAGTTGCTGATCCCACTGTTGAGACGCTGATGACCCGCCCCGGCCCGGTAGGGAAGATGAGCAGGGACTTTCGGCAGGTCACGTTCTGAAGGCCATTCGAACCGAGGAAGATGACGTCCCCCCCGCTGGTATCCACGACGATGCGACCGATCAGGCTTTGAGACATGCCACCGAACATGATCATGCTGATTGCGCGCTTGAGCGTCGCAAAAGCTGTCGCCATGGATGTACCGGCCGCGAGATCGTCACCACTTGGCTTGACGCAATAGGTTTGGGCAACAGCGCTCGGCATGGACTTCGCCTGATCATACCCGTGGGTGATCGCCCTCCGCTTCTTCTTTATCCTGACCCCGAATATGTCATCGAGGAAGGAGAAGGAACTGGATGGTGGCTGCAATAGGTCTGAGCCGTTACCGAAGTTCAGGGGGAAGAAGCCTTTTTTCGAGACAAAGGCTCCGCCGCCGAAAGGGACACTCCTCATTCGCGAACCACCTCAACCACCAACTGAGTGGACATCGGCCAAACATAAACATTGGTATCGGTGCCATCGAACTGGAAGCTAAGGGGGCGACCCTGATCCAGCGTCAGGTAATCCATGGTGGGCTCTCCCCCTTGAGGGGATGCTGAACCGAGCGCCACACGCCCAGTCCCTACGCCACGAACCATCGTGAGGACTTTAGATTTGCCCGCCGACAAAAGAGTCCACTCACTCTTGGGGCAAACAAGCCCTTTTATTTCCGCTGCCATTCGCTAGTCCTTTCCGTTTTCTTTTGCCGCGATCTCGACGGTCATCAGCCAGCCGCCGCTTTCATCAAAGCTGAAGGTGTGAGAGATGGTACCGGCGCTGAGGGCGTTCCCGGCCCATTGGCCAAAGCCCGGGAGTGACAGTGGCGCTCCCGCCATAGCGTCCACGTCGCCCTCAATGGTTAGACTGCCGGCGACTGTTGCCCGCGCCAGATCGGTTGCCTGCGTTTTACTACGCACCTTGGCTTCATCTGAGGATGGTGCCGGGTGAAGGACAGAAGTTCGGGAAGTTTTGCCCTTTCCATTGGTTTTCTCTTCAACCCACGTGCCGGAATCCTCATCGAAATAGGCGGTCGCTACGGTTCCATATTTGGGCCGGCCCTCCGATGTCAGGCCAGCGTCAAAGACGACATCAGGAGATATGACGATGGTCGGCAGCACGTTCCCGGTTGCCGTTCTGCCTGAAGATTTCGCCGTCACGATCCACTTTCCGCCGGCAAGTTTCAGGGAGCCGCCAATCTCGTCTGCGAGCGCCTGCCCGAAACCGATCGCGGATTGATTAAGTCTAAGGCGATACGGGATTTTGATGTTCGCAATCTCGCGATCGACCACCGCTGACTTTCCGCCCTCGGACGCAAGTTTCTCGAAAATCTTGCCGGCGGTCGTGTCCTCGTAATGCTCCAGGTCGGCAGACTTGTCGGCTTCGACAAAGTCGGCCGACCTTGCCGTAATGGTCATAGCCCACGCATCTCCGGCAGACTTGTTGAGGCCGGAACTCTGATAGGTGAAGACACCTGCGTTGCGCAGTCGTTCTTCGGCCCAACCGTATTCCAAGGCATAACGCGTGCCTTCGGGCGGCGGTGCGGGAAATGGAGGAGCTACAACGAAAGTGATCTCCAGCTCATCAGCCTCGCCGCCCTCGTTATCGGTATAGGTGACGCTTTCGAGCAGAGATTTCCATTTTGGAATGAGGTCGCTTCCGGACTGGCCAGTGATACGAACGATCGGCGTTTTCATGACATCACTCCCAAGCCAGAGTGAAATCTGTGGTACGGGCTGGCGCGAAATCTTCCGGCACAGTGACGATTGTGCCTGCCGGAACTATCGGTGAAGCCATAAACGCGAGGCCGGGATTTGCCGTCAACAATGCCTCAACGGTGCCTTCACGCTCGGTTTGAAGGACTTTTTTGGCAATGCGATCGAGACGTTCTCCGCCATAGGGAACCACGTATTGCATCAGAAAGCACCTCCGAGAATATCCCCGAGGCTGGAAACGCCGACAGAGGAAAACGGGGTCGACTCCGGCAGGATGATCAGGCCCATGGTCACGTCGAGTTGTCGGCCGACGCCGTCGACCGGATGCAGGCGCTCTTCATCATAGTCGAGCGTTTCGATGACGCAGAGACCAAGCGCCTCACCGAGGTAATTTCCGCGTAGGCGAATGAACGGGACGATGGACTGGCGACGGTGGTGTGCTTTCAGGATCGCGACCGAATCCAGACCACCGAAAACATGCGGAAAGGTCATGGCCTCGATCGTCACCAGCTCGGCGTCCGGACCGGTCGCCTGATACCTCAAACCGCCCTGCACAGGATGGGCCGGAAAGCGCGCTGAAGAAGAGTAACTGACGCGCTGCGGGTTCATCCCGATTATGCAAAGCCTCGCGCCTCCGATCGATATAAGTGCGCCATTTTCAACAAAGACACTCATGCCAGCCTCGGGCCGAGGTCATAGAAGGAACGCGAGCGCGCCTGCTCGATCGCACGCGATTGTTCCCGCCGGGCCTTCACTGCGGCAAGTTTTGCATTCGGCGTTGTGATGTTCTGCGTCAGCCGAACGTTGCTGGATTGCTGCAACGAAGAGTGCTTCTCGCCAGCGGGCACTGCTGCTGGGGCGGCTGCAGGGGGAACATAATTCGGTGCAATGGTTGGAGCGACCGTAAAATCCAAAGCCGACCGAATGCGATCGGCGATGATCTGCGCTTCAGTGGCCGCTTTGTCACCCTCAGCAGCAAGTGCCTCATTGTAACCTTGCATCGATTTCTGTGCTGCACCGGATAGATCGGCCGCGAGCGGCTTCTCGATCGGGACGGGGATGGCTCCGGTGCTCTTTCCAAGATCGCCGTTCGACTGTGCGCGTCTGGCCGATTCCAGCTCCTGTTTAAGCTGCATGATCTCCTCAACAAGAAGAAGCTTTGCCGAGGAGAAAATGTCCACGTCACCTTTTGCGGCAGGTATTGCGGCCAGCTTTTTCTGGCGCTCTGCCAAGTAGGCTTCTAACTCGCCGATGTCCGTCTCCTTGAGACGCTGACGCTCAGTGTGGGCATCCTCTTCTCGGGCATACGAAGGATTTACCGTGCGAGCGAACCAATCCTTGAACGGACTGGAAACGCTGTCCCACCACTGACCAACGCCAGTTCCTGTATCGGACAGAGCTGCGCCACGCCGATCGGCGCGCTCCTTCGGCAGGGATCGCAGAAATTCATAGTCTTCATCCACGGTCCCGGTCGAGTTGTCGCGGATTTCCTTCAGAAACTCGTTGTACTTTTCACGGAAGTTAATGAGTGGAAGAAGGGCCTGTTTGGCCTGCATGTCGCCAAACAACTCGCCGATACGGAACTCATCGCCCTTTGTTAATTCCATCACTTTGTCGACCAGATCGAGCATGTAGGGCGTGCCGTTCTTTTCGGAGCGCTTCTTGATTGCTTCGATGTCGACGCCCTTTTCATCGAAATTTTTGACAGTATCCGGGGAAGACAACTTCGCGAGGATGTTTTCGAGGTTGGTGGACGCCTGATCCTGTGTGCCAGCGCCCATACGGACGATCTGAGCTAGAGCAACAAGCTCCGCCGTGGCTGGCAGGCCAGTGCGACCGGTCCCAGCGTAAAGGGTGGCAAGTTTCGGAAAGTTTTTTGCCATGGCGTCGACCTCGAAAGAGCCGAGCTTTGTACCCTTTGCCATCATATCAAGGGCGGCGGAAACTTCGGCGTCTTTAACGCCCAAGTTCTGCTGGAGCGCGATAACGGCACTGCCAATCGTCTCGCCAGTACTGTCACCAGCCTTCGCCGCCTTCAACGTCGGATCAAGGATTGCTTCTTGTTGGTCTAGCCCGACACCGGCGGCCGCGTAAGTTTTACGAGCTGCATTTACCTGAGGTGCCTCGATGCCGTAGCGGAGCGAGAGAGTCGAGTTGGACTTTCCAATCTTTTCGATAGCCTCCGGCGTCCGCGTTTCGGCCGTGACGGCAACGGATGCGATTTCCCGGTTAAGGTCGCGGAATTTCGAAGCCATCTGTTCAAGCCCGCGAACAATGTTATCTACTGATGCGAACGCGGCCAAGCCCGCAAACGCGCTGGTGGCACCTACTCCCATCAAAGACAAGGTGTTACTCAGCCGGCCTGCGGGAGCCGCCATCTTTTCGAAATTGCTGCCGTTAAAGCGACCGATATCCCGCATCTTGTCGTGCGCGTGTCTCACGCCGACAGCGGCACTTCTACCGGCCTTATCGAGCGCCTGAAGATTGCGCACAGCGGTGCCGGTGTTAACATTGCCGAGTTTTCGGGCTTCCCGGTTTAAATTGCTGACAGACTTCTCGCCGCGATCAGCCTCGCGACGGATTTCCCTCAGCCCCGCATCGAGCTTCCCACCTTTGACCTGCCCTAGCTTCTTCGCCTCGTCTCCGAGTTCGTGGAGATCACGCTTGGCAACCTTTGCCTCCCGTGAAAGCTGATTTTGAAGGCGAAGGCGAAGCGAAACGTCCATTGCTATTTCCCGGCTAGGAGGCTGGCCAACAGGCCGAAACTTTCATTGTGGATTCGCCGCGCTTCGTGGTTCCACAGAAGAACATCGTCCCACCACATGTTTTCGACGGCGGTTATCGATGTGTTCAGATACGCAGAGACGTGCGCCGCATAGGTACGCCAGCGCCTTAGCTCTCCGGGGATGCGCTCTCCGCTTTCAGAGCGCGGGGCAAAAAATCGTATGCCGCATCGACAACTGCGTTGCCGTCCTCGTCAATCAATCCTCGGAGAACCGGAGCGGGCAACCCGGTCATCTCCGCGTAAATATCGAAAGTGGAAAAGGAGGCGGCGGCGGCGCGCCGAATGAAAGTATCGACCTGTCCCAAAGTCAGGCGACGCACCGTCACGACTTTGATTTCGCGGCCGTTCAGGCGGAACGGATACTTCAGAGGGACCGATTTTTGATGCGAAGCGTCAACGAACTCCAGTTCAGCCACATCTTGAATTTCTTCCGGCGGCTTTGCCGGCAAGCCTACATCGGCTTCAACCGCCGCAGTGGCGCTGTCGCCCCACATATCGCGGGGCGGAAGCGGGATTTCTTCGAATTTCACATCGCTCGGGTCCGACTTGGACTGAGGGACCGCCACACGGGCGGTCAAGGTGTCGTCATTTTGCTTCATGTGCGATGCCCTCTGGCTATCATGCCGAGATCAGATTGTTGAATTCGGCCGTGTAATTCACGCCGTTGATGATCAGGGTGTTGTTCTGGATGTCGAACTTGTGGATGACCTTGCCATCCATCATGTCCTGATAGAGAACGATGGAAGACCAACGGAGCCGCGTGGCCGCCGTAGACTTCTGACCCTTAACGCCTCCCTGCTCGAAGTTGTTGAGCAAGCCTTTGAGGATAACGGTGCGGCCCTTCAACTGAGGCGAAGCTGATGCATTGGCCTCACCCGTGGAGTTGGCCGGGAATACATTGAGCAGCGCCTCGTAATAGGCGATCGTCGTCCAGTCGCCGGGTTCCCTGCCGAAACGGGTCTTGAGGTCCTCGTGGACGCCGTTGACGCTCATCTCGCAAGTTAGGGGCTGGATTTCCGCCGGCAGCTCGAAACCGAACCAGCCGCCACCCATGACCATCGGCAACATTTCCCGGCTCAGCGCCGGCAGCGTCGTTTCGTCAATGCGGAGGCGCTGGTTGATCTCGCCGCAGTACCAGTTCGCGCCGCGAATAATGCGATCCATATGAAGGCTCCTTTACGCGGTAACGCGAATGTTGGAATTGCCGAGGGCGGCCAACGCCGACGCAATCGCCGACTCCAGGACGTCGAAGGCCTCGGGCATCGGCTCGTCATAGAGCTGAAGATCGACCAGATCGGGTGTTTCGGCCCAGCGCATTTTCACGCGCAATGCACCGGCTTCGAGGATCGCCGCCGAGTTCAGCGCCTTAGACCAGATCAGCTCGTAGTCGATGATGGCGGTGAGCGTTTTCAGGTCGGACAGGAACTGGTCAGCGGCACGGTAGATTAGGGTCACGAGGTGCGGCGTGATGTCCTCGGAGAGGTACTGCCGCATCGGGCGCAGCATGGCTTTCTCGATCGCCCGGCGTGTCCGGATTTTCTTGATCGAGCGCCAGCTATTAACGGTCGGGTCGGTCGCCGTGGTGAATGGTGCCCACAGCAGATTGCCTTCAATGATGGTGCCGACACCCGCCTGCGCGAGCTGGTTGGCCTCGGAGGAAATATCGCCGTCCGTATAGCCAACTGGAACCGAAGGACCGAGGACGCCGGTCAGCGGCCGGTTCCACGAGGCCTTGTAGGGTCCGCCAGTTTCCTTGTCCCGCCGGACCATCGCGCCTGCCATATGTGGGGACAGCGCCCGCGTGACGTTACCAGCACCAAGGTTGACCACGGCCTGCGGGTAAAGCCCGATGACGTTCAGAGCCGTCGCGAAGTCCTCAGCCCATTCGATGGCCGCCTCAATCGAGGTGGACGGCGTGTCGCCAATCACCATGCAATCGATGATGCGATCGGCAACGACACGGGCGGCGGTAACGACCGGATTGGCCGCGCCACCAAGCCGAGCGGTCATGTAGCCGGGGGAAATGATCATACCCGGCTCGATCTTCAACTCGCTCTTTGCATCGAGCAGCGCGTACATGCCGGTTTTCGCGCCGGCGGAACCGACAATCGAATTCGTTTCGGCTTCGAGTTTATCTGCCGCCACTGTAGCCGTGGAGTGCGGCGTCCGGACGAATGCAAGATCGGTGACGATGCCTTCAGACAGGAGCTGGTCGACGGTATCGCGCACCACCCCTGTACCAAGCTTTGCAACCTGCTCGGCATTATCGAGAGAGAGCTTGACCGGTTCATCAAGTGGAAAGGCCGTGTTGTCGGCCGTTGGCGCCGGCGCAACAATGCCGATTTTGGTGCTATCGCGTGTATCGATCTTTGCGACAGTAGAACGAAGATTGGAAAACCGGCGTACGCCGACGAAATCCGTGGTGCCAGACATAAGCGGTCCCCGCATGCGGTTAAATTTCAGCTTGGGGACAAGATATGGCGCAGGCAGCTTCAGGCCGGGCTGACAGGTGTCAGCACAAAGAAAAAGGGCGGTTTGAGCCGCCCTTGAAGCCTATTTAATGACCTATTTCCGAAGGTCTGTCTACTTGACTTCTACGGCCAGTAGCTCGCAGCCGTATAGTCGGCCGGGATCGGGATCATGTTCTTCAGCTCGCGAGCCGCCAAGATATGCGCTTGCTTGTGGCCGAGCGCGGCGTAACCAAAGCTCATGACCGTTTGCGCATCCATCGGCTGGGTCGTGTTGTCGGCCGCAATCCACCTGAATTCAGGTGGCGCATTAGGGTCTAGCAGGCGCTGCCATCCGAAATCCCCGGCCGCAGCTCCGAGAGCAACCGCGTCGGTTGCCGCTTTCTGCGCGCCGGCGATATTCTCGCGATCTTCCGGGCGGGACTGGTAAAGAACGCCGTCGAATACGAAACCCGCCTCAATGCGGCGGTCTCGCTCGATATCGACATCGAGAGTGCTCACGCCGCGAAGTATTACCAGCTCGGGAGCATAGGTGGCCGCCAGTGCCTCTATTTCGGCGGGAGTTGGCTTCTCAGCCGCCAAATCCCATTTGACGATGATCGCCGTGCTAGTCCTATCGGGGCTGTTTGGCTTCACCTTGTGCGCGCACCAGAAGTCAACGCCATGGATTGCGGCAGGATGAAGTTTGCGGATCAGAAAAGCCAGTTCGTCTGATGAGAGATCGTAGGGCAATCCCTCAGTGCTGTAAGGGTCACTCATCAGTTATTCCTCAACAGTTCGGCACGCATGTTGATGACGTTCGTACCGTTCGAGCTGCGCAGCCCGACCAGAACGTAAGGCGCTGGAGCATCCGTAGTGCGGGCGTTGTAATTCGGGTCAATCGAGCCGAACTCCCATATTCCCCCCTCGCGCTGGACGCGTGCGCCCCGATCCGCAAAGCGGTCGGACAGCCAGCCGAGATAGGCCGTCCAGAGATTGCCATCGCTGTTGACGCGGAAAAGATGAACCCCGTTTCGAAGGAAATCGAACTCCGCGTTGTTCGGCTGTGCGATCATCCGCCAGTTGAAATCACCGCCGTAGCCGTTGGGCGAGAAGTCGATAAGGCACGCGCCATTGGCGGCGGCTCGCATTTCAAGCATGGCCGCATTGGCTGACGGCTGGATGGTCAGTGAGCCGTTAATGACACCGCCGATAAGCCGCAAATACCGACCATCAAACAAGGTCGTCAGCGCAGTTTTGATGTTGCCCCATGTCGTTTTGAACATGGTGGAAGCACCGGCGGCGACACCGGCGAAGAAATCGCCATCGTCAGGCGTCGTTTTGCCGTTTGCCCCGGCAATGGCTGCACCTACGGTGGCCGTTGTTGTCAGCGCCGGTAGATTGGCTTGCGGCACTTTTCCATCGGCCCCCAGTGGTGCCACTCCGTCAACAGCATTCTTCTGGTCGGCGCGCAGGTAATCTGCGAGCTTCGCATCAACAGCGTTAGAGGCGTCCTGCAAAGCGTTTTCGACCGATTGCGCGGATGCATACCAAGTGGCCTCTTTCCCGCCGAGCTTGAGCGTATTCGGCGCGGTTCCTCCAACGATGATCTGGTCAATTTGCTGCTGGGCCAGAGAAATGGACTGCTGCAGGTTCGCGATTTGAGGCGCGACGTTGACCTGAATATAGTCGAGTGAAGCCTGAATGCCCTGCGCCATCAGGCTTTCGAAAGTGGCCTCCAACTGCTCACGCGCAGTAATGCGATCGGCCAGATCGCCGAACGTCTCGTTCCAGAGATCAATGGTGAAATCTGTCGGCGGCCAAGATGGAAGCTGGTAGCGATTATCGCGCGTTGGCATAGTCAAGGACGTCTTCCCCTTCCTGCTCGATGATTGCTTTCAGGATCGCTCCGGACATTTCGATTTCGTTGAGCGGCCGATATCGGAAAGGTCGCAAGGTTACCGGCCGGGCGAGCTTGACGTCATAGGTCTTTTTTTCATCAATCTTCATTGGTGCCTCGCTGGTCAAAGGGCGGAGATAAACGCGTCCTGGAGGAACGGGACGGTGACTGGATTGTCAGTGTTGGCGGCGATCCGCATGCGGGCCGACTGCGTGGCCGCGCCGAGGGAATAGGTTGATAGAAAGGTTCGTCGTGCCGGGTTGTTCGGGTCGATCGTCACTACCGTAGTACCGGGCGTGATGACGTTGGTGCCGACCATGATCCGGGGTGTAAAGGTGTGATGAGCCGGGTCGAAGGAATCCAGCGTGTATTGCGTAACGATGGCGCTGGTCGAGATGCCGAAATCGAACGCTTTGGTGACTGCTTTCATGTCGGTACGATTGCGCGCCACCCGGGAAACGGCCGCAGCATCCAGCTGGATCATCGGCTGCAGGTCAGCGGTGCCGACCATCACGAGGCGCAGCTCCACCGATGCCGGCAGGCCAACGAGCGGGTTCGTGGCAGGGTCACCGTCGTCCAGTTCGACCCACCCGGCCGCTCCTGCAGGACGAATTTCCCACACCAGCGCTGTGCCACCCGGCACCCAGCCCGGAAACAACATGTCAATTTGGGTCATGCCATCGGCGAGATTGAGAGCCTGCATCGGAACTACGGTCCGTGGGCTGTGGAACCGCGCTCCTCTCACCCTGAAGCAGAAGTCGATTTCCATCGAGCCTTGGGCGAATATGCCGTCCGTGCAGTTAAATTGCGTTCCACCGGTGTACTTGTTCCCGGTGGAAACCGAGAGCGCATGCGCCCCGGTGGTCACGGTCACGATGGCGTAGCGCTTGCCGCTTTCCATAAGCGTGTAGGGCATAACGCAGTTCACCCAGCCGACAGCCATGTCCTCGTGTTCGATTGTGCTGACGGCGAGCACACGGTCAAACAGCGGGGTGCCTCCCGTCGAAACTTCGACCACGGCGACATGAACATCGCCATCAAGCCCAACCTTGGCGAAATGCAGGTCAATGGATGTCATCAGCATCGGTTGGGCGACAAGGAACGACTGCGCGTAAATGGAGCCATTCATTCCGACATTTTCGGTTACGTATTCCCAGTACGGCTCGCTGTAGATCTCGTAGCGGATCTGGCGAACGCCGTAAGTCTGGTGACCGGGACCGTAGTTGCCGCCGACATACACCACTTCAAACTGCTCACCGCCAACATTGAGCATCTGTCCAACTCTGGAATCTCCACCAAGGCCAGCCCAACCGGCCGCGTTTTCGCATGCGCCCATGGTCGGACCATAGGTCAGCCGAACGCGCGATGCCTCCAGCCGCTTCAAAGTCGTCTGAGTGTGGACGAGCTGGGAGATGTTGAGCGTGCTGTCGAGCGATGTGTTTTCGATCTTCACAACTTCTTCGAACGCCGGGACCATGCGGCGGTCGCGGAAGGCAATCTGCGGATTGTCCTCGGCCTGCACTTCCAGACGCGCTTGCGTCATGGCCCCAAAACCGAAGCGAACGCCTTCCTCAACGCGTGCCAGCCAATCGACATGCTGGAGGTCCCATCGAGCGGGTATCAAGCCATTGTCGTAAACATAGGCGCGGGCTTCATCGGGCAAATCGACCTTTAGCCGAGCGGCACCGATATCGCGTTGCATCTGACGGATAATCGCTGGGCGAGGAATTTCCGTCAGACGCGTGGCAATGTTCGTGATTTGCGTCTCGATGGTTTCGGTACGGAGAAACAGTCCAGACAGGTCTAACTCCAACGCTGTTACGCGGCCTTCAACCTCGTAGAGCGTTTTGACGCGGCTGGCGTTCCCCGGCTCGATGACGTCTACGCCAGTGGATTTGAGCAGAACGAAAGCAATGCAGGCGTCGGTCGCTGCAACAATCGGCTTCGATGGAACCGGGTTAGCCTCGCCGGCTTGTACGATCAGATTAACGATACGTCGCGCAGTCTTGGGCGTGACACGCTGAACCGGAATCGAGGTCTCAGGGTCTTGAGACGTCTCAAACGGCCTGCTCGCCGTTTCAATGATTTCCTCGCCTCGCAGCAGGATGGCCACCCAGCGCTGATCAGACGCCGCCGGCGGGATATAGAGCTGAAGGTTTACGTCCTTAGACGCCGCCTGCGCATAGACCTTCTCACCGGCAACATATCGTCCGGGCGATACGGTGATCTCTTGCACGGACTTTCGGGCAACCGTGAACTGCGACCAGTGCGCCGGATAGCCGATTGCGTCCCGCCAGACGCCGTCCGTGTCCTGCTGGGCAAAGAGGCTGATGTTTTCAAAGTCGCTGTGGTCGGCAATTTCGGCATTGGAGAAGGTAACGCGGGGCATAGGCTGGTCCTCGGATCAAAGATATTGGCGCTGGCGATAACCGCCCGGCGAAGTGCCGCCGTCGATCGTGACGGCGTCCTGCAGGGTGATTGGTCGACGCCATGCGAAGGTGACGGTGTAGAGGGTGTCCGGCGTCTTGGCGGTGACCATGGCACGCCGTGCGCGGCGGATCGGCTCAAGATCGACGGATGTGAGAGCGGCGCGGCCGAAAGCCGATCGGCCGATCTGGAAATGGTTTTTTGGAGCACGCAGCGTGACATGCACGAGGTAGTGCGCGGTGAACGGCTGGTGCGCGATCGGCGTGCGGCCGATGACAGCACGGCCGAAGGTGAACCGGGCTGGATGGGCGATGCGGTCAATGATATCGGCGTCGACAAAAGCCAGATAGCGCTTCAGGCCGACAAGCGTGCCTTTCAATGCCGCCAAGGGTGAAGCGGGATAGTCGGTCGACAAACCGGCGCACTGCGCAATCATCTCGCGCTTCCGCTCCTCGGACCAATCATCGTACCAGAGATCGACGGAATGATGTGCGGCAAGCCATGGCAGGAAGCGCGCCGGCGTACGGTACGGGTCCATGATGACGTCATAAGGAATAGGCAGATCGTCGGTCATGCCGGCAATCAGCGCCTTTTCGAAAGCCTCGCTCATGAGCGCACCTCGACGGTAATATCGAGGCTGGTCATAACCGGTACCGCGTAAGGATCGGCGGATACGACCACCGGAGCGCGATCGATCACCTTGACGATGCCCGGCCCATAAGCAGCACCCGAGAGCAGCGCTGCAGGAACCTCGCCGTTGATCGCGATCCGGTCGGTCGCTGCGGCAGTGACGCGCTTCTCCGCTTCCGCCTTCAGCAGCTCCGGCGATGGTCCCGAGGCGGCGACCTCGACAGTGAGCGCGACCTGATACTCCTGCCGCGATGCCGACATAACCGAGAGGCCAACAGCCTCCGGTGTGCGGTCGGGATGCGCGACGGCGCTCCGGATCGTCGCCAGTTCGCCGGAGGTCAGCAAGCGGCCACCCGGTCCGATCAGCACAACGTCTGTATCGCCGCGCCGGCCATGCACGGCCCGGCCGTTGACACGCGCATCCCAAAGCCCAAGTGTCTTGTCGGCCGACTGTGGCCAAGCGGTCCAAGCATCATAGAGATAGCGCCCGGCCGACGCCGAAGACGGAAGGTCGTAAGCCAGAAGATATCGGCGCAACAGGGCGACGTCGCCCTCCATGACAGCAGCAGCGTCACCAGTCGCAGGGATAATCACCTGGCGCTGCACGTTCTTGCCTGCAACGACCGTATCAAGGTTGCCTTTGGTGGCCAGAACGGCAAGCAAGGCCTTCAGGCCGTCATTCACTCGCTGGCGATCAAACAGGCGCAGCCACGACCACGCTTGGCCAACGATGTTGGCGCTGTCCGTTTCGAGATCGATGGTGTCATAAGCAGGCAAAGACGGGTCTTTCGCCCGTGCTGCATTCCACGCGGTCGAAAAGCGAGCCTTGAAGGCTGCGAGCAGCGTTTCGAAATCAAGCGCCTCAATAGCTTCAGGAGCAGGCAGACGCGAAAGGTCGATAGTTTCCAGTGTCATGCCGCGAACCTCACAGCGCTGGCCGCCGACAGTCCGAGAACCACGGCCTTATCGTAATTCCCGAAACGACCTTCGGGATAATAGAGGCCGCCATGGCGAATACCGAGTGCGCCGCCTTCCGTCATCCTGACGAGCTGGAGCTGCGTGATGCGATATTCCGGCTCCCACCGTGCGGCCGAGGCCACCATTTCGTTGTAAAGCAGGAGCGCAAGCGCCGGCGACAAGTCCTCGGCCAGAAGCGATCGAAGGTCCGAGCCGAAGGACAGGCGCATGATCCGGGTGCCGATGCGGGTGTGCCAGATTTTCCCGAGCGACTGTGCAAGATGGGTCGGGCCGGTGATGATCCTGCCTGTCTTCTGGTCGAAACCCGAACGGATGCGCAACGCTCCTGCCATTCTTCAAAAGTCCCTTAAACGTCGCTTGAGGCGTCAGCGCCGGCGTCGGCCTTCTCAGCGGAGCCGGCCGGGCGGATGTGTTGAGCGAGTTCTTCAGCCAGCGCCTCATGCTCGGACAGGCGGAGCGTATCGCCCACCTTGACGCGACGGCCGGCAACACGCGTGGGCGCTGTTTCCGTTACGACATAGTCCTTCTTGCCATCGTCCGGTGTGGCCTCAGCAGGAGCTGCTGGCTGTTCGGCCGCGTCGGTCGCTGGATTGTTTCGGGGTGCTTTCGCCATTTCAGGTTTCCTTCAGTTGTCGGATTCGGGTGGGCCGGAAACTTCACCGCCGCGCCGTATTTCGGTGTGCTTGTGTTTTCCGCCGATGTAGACGCCCTCATGTTCCAAGGTGCCGCCACGCATCCGGACGTTGCCGATCAGCTCGATGCCGTCAGGCCCAATCTCGATGCGGCCCTTGCCGGCCGTGATGACGGCGGTATCGGAGGATTTCGAAGGCGCGGCGTGGTCCCGGTCATAGGAGCCGCGCATTGCGATCGAGCCGGCTCCGATCGTGCCGGAGGGCGAGAGCATCATCATCTGCTCGCCCACGGCCGGTTCGCCGTGGATCGAAAGGCTTCCGACGCCGGCTTCCTGCCAACGCAGCCACGGCGACAGAACGTCATCGCCCTTGCTGGACGTGCCGAGCTTCAAGCGAAGGCGGCGCTTTTCGGAATCCTTCTCCGCGACTTTTCCATAAAGCACCGTCTGTGCCAGACGACGCTCTGCGGCTTCGGTGCGGGCGGCCTGCCGGCGCAGCTCCAGTTCGACCGGATCACGCATTGTCCGGTTCCTCTTTCGCCGGAATGAACGGCCGCATGGCTTCGATCGTCGCGTCACTGGCGAACTTGATCCAGTTCTCCTCTTCGCTGTACGCGCCGGCTTCTGTCGGGAAAGCCGTCTCGCCGAGGTCGACCACGATCTGAGTCCAGGTCACGGTGTAATAGGCCACACCCTGCGATGCATCACGAACCGTAAAGAGCGGCTTCAGCTCGGGTTGAGGCGTGGTCTCTGGCGGCAGAATGCCCGTCAGGCCCCACATCGCGGTTTCGTCGTCGCCGAGGATTTGCAGGAGACGTGCGCCGATCGCGAGCGCAATAGCCTCCTTTTCAACACGCTTGGCAGCGATCGGCTTTGCCTCGGCGACGATGTAGGCAGTCCACTCGACGGAAAGGCTGAAGGAACCGTCGACAATCGCGATCTCGCGAATGCGGCTCCAGCCGATACCGACGCCGGGAGCGGAAACGACGCTCTTGGCTATCAGCTCGGAAATATCGACCTTCCCCGGATGGCGCACAAAGGTCACGCCGGGCAGCAGTGCCTGCAGCCGGGCAACAATCGCCGACTGCAGGGGCAACAGCCGGTCATCCAGAAGGAGTTCGGAAAGCGGTTTCGGCTCGATCATTGCAGCAGCCCTCCGAAGTGATCGGTGACGACATCGAGCAGCTCACGCCGGTTTTCTTCCGAAAGGCCGGCAAACGGGCGGGCCGGGATTTCTACTTCCTTGGCGAAAACGGCTTGGCCACCGATCTGGAAGGCCAGACGATCAGCGTTCTTCGGAACGATCGTCATGCCGTCCTGATGGACGTGGGCGTACTCCCATGTCGATCCCCACTCGGCTTCCTCGGCCGAGGCAGTCCACACCAGCGACGACAACAAATGCTGTCCCGTTGCCACGAGGATTGGTGTGCGGGCGTGGTTCGGTTCCCATGGCGTGCCGTCCGGAGCGGTCTTCTCCTCGGCGATACGCCGGCGCGTCTGGTTTTCGCCAACCGCGCCGATCGCGCTCATGAGTTCGGAGGCTTCGAAGTCGAAGAGCGGCCGTAGCTTCCGCTCGGCCGTCTCCAGATCGGACACATCCAGAACAATCGAGATCCCGCTCATATCCGGCCGAGCCTTTCACGCGTGAACATGCGTTCCGGAGCTTCCAGAATAACTTCGTTCTGCCCGACATCGCCGCCGGCGCTGCCATTATCGCCACCACCGGAAATCGTGGTGGTCAGCGCGCCCTTGCCGGCGGCGATCGCTTCTAGGCGTTTGATCGCTGCGTTGTAGCGTTCCTTGATGTTCTCGGACGAGCGGGAGAAGGCAAGCGCGATGCGGTAGAATGCGATGTCCATGGTGTAGAGGCGCAGCGCATCGAGCGAGTTCTGGTCGAGGGCGGAAAGTTCGGCCGGAGAGTATCGAGCAGCCAGAATGGCGCGGACTTCGATCGAGGCGTCGGCGAGGCCCTTCTCGATGCGGTCATCATCGCGAATGCCGGTCTGCTCGTCTGCTGCGACAAGCGTCAATTCGTTCGGGAAACGTGCCTCAAGGTCGGCAAGAGTAGCATAGGCGATCATGGATATGGTCCTCAAGAATTTGCCGCTGTTTTCCGGAGGCACTCTCACCACCGGTGGGCTTCGGGTTTCCCCTCGCGGCGCTCCCGCCCCGTATCTGGTTGCGGAGGGCGGACTTGAACCGCCAACCTTCAGGTTATGAGCCTGATGACCTACCGTTGGTCCACTCCGCGGAAGTCTTATTCGTCGTCGCTGACTTCGATCATGCGGCTGTCGAGCTTCAGCTTCGGATCTGCGCGCAGGCTTTTGAGAACGGCTTTTCGCTCTTCATCGGTCTCGCCGAGCTGGTCATAGGTGAGGTCGACCGGCTCGGGGCCGAACGCAAAACCGGCACGGCGGCGGGGACCGCCCGGAGCCGAAACGATCAGCAAAGGCTCGACCGTGACGAAATCCGTGTCATCCGAGGTGACGGTGGCTCCTTCACCCGCAGGAGCGGCAGCCTCGGCAATTTTCTGGATGACCTGATCAGGTTCTGCGCCGGCGGCAACAGCCGCCTTGATGTTCTCGATCGTCTTGTTGAGGTGCTCATCGCGCTCCGCTTCGGGCAGAGCGTTCCAAGCATCCACCGTCAGGCCGGATGCCTGATGAGCAACCACCACCACTGCGCCGAGCTGGAGGGACTTGCCCTCGGCGACCTCGATCAGTGCCGGCAACGTGTTCGAGCCGTTGAGGACTTCGGGGGCGGCCGGCTTTGCGGCCGGTCTGGCTGTGGTCCGCTTGGACATTCGCTTCTCCTTTGGGTTTTCGGGAAAACGGCACGCATGCCGCTTGCCGGAAAACCCGGCGGCCGGGAGGTTGGCCGCCGGGATCGCGCAGGTGCCAGGACTAATCCAGCAGCGGCGCTTCCATGATCTGGACAAGGTTGCGGTCGGTGTTGGTCGAGCCGTCGATCTTTTCCGACATGAGGATGTCGCGGGCTTTGAAGAAATTGCCGTTGCCCGTGATCAGGTGCGTCGGACGAATGCCGAGCTTGCGGCCTTCATCATCCGTGAATTCCTTCATGGCGGTGAATGCGGCGCGGAGGTTGGCCGGGTTCAGCTCTGCCTTTGAGCCATAGGCCATCTGCCAGAAGCCGAAGCCGGCGGAAACGCGGGCGTCCGTACCGTAGACGTACTCGTCACGCATGAAGACATGGTCGGACGTCTTGCCGTCTTCCTTGGCAACGAACGAATAGTCGCGGCGCTTCTGGAAGATGAACGGTTTGAGCGGTCGGCTCATATCGGCGAGAATCCACGTTTCGCCCGTGCCTGCCTGCATGTTGGAGACGCTGACCTGTGCTCCCTGAGGGCCGACAGGATGGTCAGCGTCAAAGAAGTTCTGGCCATCGTAGCATTCGGTGTTGAAGGCGGCGTTGATCAGCTCGAACAGGACTTCGTCCGGATGCGTCGAGGCAGACTGCCCGAGCATCTCGAAGCGCGGTGCATAGAGGCCGAGTTTGTCATCTTCGATGTCGTCGCGGGAAACGCCGATCGTTGATTCAAATTTGCGGTTCTTGATCGTGTAGCCCTTCGAAGAGAGCGACTTGATCTGACGATCGCCGATCCATTCCCGAAGCTTCGGAATGTCGCCGAGCCAGCCGTATGTTTCCTCGCCGGCGGTCGACGTCACGATCGTGGCAAGCAGGGTGTACATCGCGGTGTAACCTGCGAAGCCCTTCTGGAAGGAGGTCTTGAAGCCGCGCTGTGCTGCGGCAAGAAGTTCGGGCGTTATGACGCGTGCCATTGAAAACGGTCCTGAGATTGGAGTTGTTAGAAGCCGACGCGGACGAAAATCTGCCCGCCTTCGATATGCATGATCTTGCCGGCGGCCGATCGCGTTCCGGCACCATCGGTCTTGGCGACCGTCTGGTCATCCACGACATAGGCCGTCTTGTTGATGTCACTGGCGGTAATGGCGTCGGCAGAATGGTTGGCGAAACCGAAGGTGCCGCGCCGGAACGGGACCTTTTCAGCGCCGTCAGCACCGGCGTTTTTGACCGTTTTCTCGGAAACCCCGAGAATGGTGAGGTTGGCCGCGACCTTGCCCGGCACTGCAAGGCCGTTTTCGGTGACGACCAGAGCGCCCTGCAGAATGGTGGTTGCGCCCTTGACGGGCGCGGTGGAGCGGAGGCCTTCGGTCTCTACCGGCTGACGGGCCTGCGACATTGCGGTCATTGCGGTTCTCCTTCGGGGGAAATTTTGGTCAGGCGGCGGTCAGGCCGTTCGCCTTGCGATATTCGTCTTCCGACAGGCCGAGCTGCTTCATGACGTCTCGGTCCTCGGCGGTCAGTGTGGCGGTGGCATCCTCGGGGCGGCGCTGGTCAAGGTTGGAGGCAGCAAGGCCGACGCCGAGAGTTTCAATGAGCTTTTTCACCTGCTCGAAACCTTCGGGCGATGTGGCGAGGGCCTCGTAGCTTTCGCGCTGTGCCGGCGTGATCTTCTTCGCCTTCAGCGCGCCTTCGAGCAGCGTGTCGACCTTTTCCTTATGGACGGCCTTCTTGCCGTCCTCGATCTCGGTCGACAGCGTCTTGATCCTGTCGAGCGCTTCCTGATGCACGGCGGGATCGATGCGGGTTTTCAGCGTGGTGATCGCTGAGAGGCAGGAAGCCTCGGAGGCGTCTTCATTGAGGCCAAGGGCGGCGGCGAGTGCTTTGAGCATGTTGGTTTCCGTTTGAGTTGTTGTCGTGAGGGTTGCCGACGCGACGGCCGGCATTGATGCGGCGGGGGCAGCGACAAGCGCGGCCGAGTGAAGCCATGTGGCCTTGCCGTTATCGTCGGCCTTGAATGTGGGAGAGACATACCGGTGGGTACGCGCACCAAGAACGCGGATGCCTTCCTCCAGCCACTCGACCCTGCCGAAGAGACCGTCCGGGCGCGCTTCAAGCTTGTTGATCCAGCCGATCGCGGGCGCGGCGTCACCGAAAATGGCCTTCTTGACGGTAGCGTGATCGATATCGATCGGGAGATCGACGGCATCCGCTTCGAAGCGCGACACCAGCAATTCCGGATCGATTGTGAAAACGCGACCGTCGCGGGCGTTCAGCTTTCCTCGCGGCGCGAGCTTTATCCACTCCGGTCCGCGCTTGGTCTCGGAAGACGCGGCGGACGGATCAGCGGCATAGGCATCAAGCACAGCGATACCCGTCATCGCATCGGCGGCATTCGGGGTCGCTTCAGGAGCGAGGCAGGAAAGGAAGAGGTCGGGGCGCTGTGTCATCATGACGGCCAATCTAGCCATCAATTCCAAGCATCCGGGCTGACACCTGTCAGCACGGTAAAATCAGTTCGTTTGGGGGAATGTCCGCATCTAATCCTCTTGGGGGGCGAGGATCAAGAGCAACGTCAAATTTGAAGCACGATTAAAGGCCGTGGGCGCGAATTTTAACCGTGGATGAAAGAAGGGGCGTGAAACACCTTCACGCGCGTCTGTGGCCGTTTTATCGTGTCGGTCATCGCAACATGGGGAAATGGGTAATGAGGCAGGTTCTGGCGCTGGCAATCTTGGCCGCAATGAGCAGTTTCGCGAATGCAGCCGACTGGCCACCCGCGACGGATTATCTGAACGGCCTTGAAGACTGCAGTGCCAGCAAGCAGCCCGGCAGCTGCCAGTATTCTCGCGATGTGTGGGTGAAGGAATACGGCGAGGCGGTTAAGGGCGAATACCAAGGGCAGCGCAACGTAGCTTACTGCCTCTCCACGGGATGTCACGGCGCGATCCGGGTAAACAAAATGCTCGGATGCGCATGGAGATTTGTTATCCTCGAAAGCGGACACCTCTCGGCTGACAGCAGCGATACCAGCAATCTGGACTATTATTGCGGCCCCGAGAACGTCGACAAGGCCGAGCGGCGTGCTGCTGAAGCGCAATCCCGCCGGATGCTGAAAATGCTCGGTATATGATTGCGCCAGCGATCTCATAAGCTTATATTTACAAAAGCGCGGCAGAGAAGTCCGTAGCCCTAGATGGCCCTTGGAGGGAGCCGGGTAAAGCCCCGGAATCGGTCCCTCCCTGCCGCGCTTCATTCCCACGGCCATTTGAAGCCTGCTCGTTCCACCTGCCTTCTTGCCTCCCTCTCGTCTTTCTGATGCAGCGAGTTCGCGCGCATGTAGCCGTTCTGGCTGATTGAAACGAAAGAGCGCCAGACCGACTTTCCTGTGCGCCAGAATATCGAGCGCGTGTTTTCCTTTCCGCGCAGGTCGGGCAGGATTTCCCCCGAAGACAACAAGTTTGGCAGGGTCGCGAAATCCTCCACCGGCATCTTGTGGCGCTCGATGCGTTCGGCGATCGCCTCACTGGTGATGGATATGACCGGCGACTTCGCGCCGAGCTGCTCCGCCAGCGCCGGGTTATGTCCCGCCGGCAACCAGACTTTTTGCGGCAAGCGCGGTGCGATCTGCAGATAAGGATCGCTCCAAAGCTCCTTCAGGACGCGGGTGGCGTCACCATGATCCGCCTCGGCAAGCTTCGCCTCGAAATTCTGGATCAGCGTTTCGGTGCGGGCAAGACCGGGATTGGTTGCCCATCCGGCATCAATGCCCGCCGGCACCATCGAGATCTCGCCAGTCCGGCGGTTGCGATAAGCAACATCAGGTCCGAGTTCCGGCAGCTCGTCCGTGTACCAGATGGAAATGTCGTTACCGTCCTCGTCTTTGCCAATGACGCGCTTGGTACCGATGAGTGTTTTCGCCTCACGATCAGAAATCATGCGCACCTGGCACTTGCACATCCAGCCGTTGGGCGGCCAGTGCGTGCGCCAGAATGGATGGTCGATCGGCAAGATCAGCCCGACCCATGCGAGATGCTCCGGGCGGGGATCGGCAGAGGTGGTGCGGACATAGAGAACATAGGGCAGCACCCGTTTGGATCGCTGCGCCCGTTCCCACTGGCCGGCTGCTCTGGCGGAGTTCATGTTCGACCAGAAGATGGTTTTCAGACGCCGGTCGCTGGCAAAGTTCACCATGCGATCGGGATCGATGCCCTCCGGATCGGAGACCATGCGCGGTCCCCACCATCCGAGCTTCACCAGCTCCTTCTGGATATCTAGCTTCCAGTTTTCATAACCACGCCCGGTGGTCAGGGCATGCGAAACGGTCGAGCGGAACGCATTGAGCACGTCCAGCTCGACGGCTTTGGCAACTGTGAACTTGTAGGCGTGCTCCTCGGCCCACACATCCAGCCACGAAAACGCCGGCACATTGGTCTTTCCGTCAAAGTACCTGACGACGCCGGCCGGCGGTGTGAGGGCTTTCCTGATCTCGGCCATGCCGGTCAGTCCGCGATATCGCCGATACCGCGAGCGATCGCGGTCAGCCGGCCGAGGCGTTCTGCCAATTTCGTGGCATCAGGGCGCTGCGTTTGAAGCAGCTTTAAAGCCTCTTCAAAGCTGCCGGCCGTCTCAACGATCGCGGCGATGGGCTGCATGATCGGATCAACCATCTGCTGCCAATCGTCCATGGCGTCGATGAAGAGCTTGTCGAGCTGTTCAAGGGCATCCGGTTCTCCGGCCTCGGCCGCCGCCAGCGCCTCACATGCTCCGCAATGGCAGGCGCGACGATGATCCGAGACAATAGCCGAGAGCGCGGCCACTTTCGATTTCACGTCCTCGTCCGCCATTTCCGACGCCTTCTTGGGGGCAGGAACTTTGTTTCGTTCGTGCAACGGGAACTTCTTGGGATCGTTTGCCGGGTCGCCGGAGGCCTTGGAAGCCACGTTAGGATCGAGGATTTCGTCATCGTCCTGTGGATCGGAAAGCCCAAGCTTCTCGCGGATTTGCGCCTGCTTTACCCGCAGGCCAAGTGGAACCAGTGTACCGAGAGCATCGGACAGCGCCCCGACATCTTCAGGATCGGGAACCGGCAACTGCAGGAACGGGTATTTTTCCTGCGGACCGAAATTCAGGTCCACGAACGGCTTGATCAAGTCGCGGTTGATCGTGATGGCAAGCTGCCGGCAGTCAGCGCGCAAAAGCTCCAGACGGACCTCATTGTGAATTTTGGCCTGCCCGAGCGAGGAGCCGTCATCGGATGTCATGGTCTGGCCGACGACAAGCTTGGAAATCTGCTTGTCGACGTATTCGAGGAGACCGCCGAAGACTGCAGCGCCGTTGCTTCCGTTCACCTCGTGAAACTCGATATCCATACCGGCCGGGATAATGGCGGCGGCATCATTCGCGATCGAGGCGACCGCCTTCAGCAGCGTGCGCTTGTCCGCGCCGCTGGCACCGGCATTGTATTTGCCGACGCGCAGAGGCATGCCGTAGACTTCGGAGAAGGCCGCCCAGTCCTGCAGGCCAAACTGCTGGATGAGGTAAGCCCACGCCGCCGGCCGCGCCATGCCTCGGCGAAGCGGAAGGCCAAGACGCGTGCGTGGAATGTGGCGGATGAACTTTGCCTGCGGCAGCTCCTCGCCCTCGATCGAGCCGTCAACCGCAAGCCGAAGGTTTCGGAGCGACAGTCGGTCCATCTGGAAGAAGCGGGCGTCACGATCGAGATAGGCAACGGGGCGCAAGACCTTGCGCTCGTATTCCCACATCATCTCGCAAACCGCATAGGATTTGTTGATGGCGTCCGGGAGATGGCCTCGCGCTTCGAGGAAGCCGTCATCATTGATCAGGTCTTCGATCGCATCCACGATCTTCGTTGCTGCGCCGTTGGCCTCGATCGTCGGATCAACGCTCTCGATCGCCAGCCGGCGGGTCTGGAGCTGAGACGCATAATGCAGATAACGCTCTTCCATTTCCTCGGCGAGCGTCAGGTACGAGCGAGCATTGCCCTCGGCCGCATCACGCAAGATAGTGCCGAGGCGCTCAGGCGTGAGACCGGTAGCAACGCGTTCCTCATGCGTCCTGCGAACGCCGGCAACGGTCGGCGTTGCAATCTCTTCCGACAGCGTCTTCAGAACGATCGGGCGGCCGTCAGGGCCGAGTATGGATGATGTTCGGGTGGTCACCAGTGCTGCCTTCCGTATTGGCCGTCTTCGTCGTCATCGACGCTGTCTTCGTTCAGTGCGCTCGCCGCCGTGTAGGCGTATTCGAACCACTGCTGGCGGCTGGCGTAGTGGGCGAGAGCGAGTGCCACGGCAAAGTCGCCGTGGCGCTTCTTGTTGGTCTCACCCGTGCGGACATCGGGAATTTTCGGGATGCCCCTGATGACCTTCACCAGCCGGATGTCGCCGAGGTGTTCATCATCCTTCACCAGCTCCAGCATGCCTTCGTCTTCGAAGGCTGCTTTGAGCGGCGGCATGTGCAGCCGGTACCAGTCCGAATTACTGGTGAACTTGATCGGGTCGATCAGTCCGCCACCGCCTTCGGGGTCCCGGAAACCGAATATGCGGCCCATGTCCTCGGCGACCGTCCAGCCCATGCCGGTGGCGTCGAAGGCAGCGCCAACAAGCCGTGGCGCTGACTTCAAGATCATGCCGGTGATCAGCTTCTGCTCATCACCTGGCACATTGCGCATCTCGACGGTGAGCGCGCTGCGCCGGCACAAGAGCTTGTCGATCGACAGCAGCTTGGCAACCGACAAGTCGGCCACGCGGCCGAAGTCGAAACCGAGGGCATGTTGCCGATCCCGCCGTAGATTTTGCAGCGCTACGGTGAGCTGAAGGAGGCACGGTGCCATCAGCGCTGCCCGCTGCAGGCGGGAAAGCTGCAGATAGTTTGCGGGCAGCTCCAGCCGAACGATGGGAGCATCTTCCGGCTTCAGCGTCATGCGCGCTTCGATCAGGGGCGCGGGCAACCATGTGCCGCTGCCCTGCGTCGGGATGCAGAAAAGCTCCTCATCCGCGCCGTCGCCATAAAACTTGATGATGTTCTGGCGCCACTCGGCTTCCGCCTCGGCAGACCATTCCTTGCCGGTGACCAGACAAATACGCTCATACAGACCTTCGTTCAGCGCATCGTCAAAATCGATGCGGAGGTGCTTGTATGGTTTTCGCCCGGCGAGGATGTCCTGAATCTGCTCATTGAAATGGTTGTCGACGCCGTTGTGCGTCGAGCAGACCACAACCTGTCCGCCCCACATGAGGAAAGCGAGCGCTGCCTTGAGCAGCTCTTTAAGGTTGTCAACGAACGCGGCCTCATCGATCATGACCACGCCCTGCTTGCCGCGCAGGGAGCGCGGAGCTGACGACAGGCCGATGATTTCAAAGCCGGAGGCGAACTTGATGCGGAATGCCTGTATCGAACGCTGGCCTTCGTCGTCGCTGTCGTCAAAGACGGTTTCTTCGATCTCGACGGCCAATTGACTGAAGGCACGCGCCCACATGGCGCAGGCGTCGATGAATTCGCGGGTCATCTCCTGCGAATAGGAGATGTACATCACATCCATGCCGCCCGCAGCTTTAGTACGGGCGGCCTTCAGGACCGCATAGGACGCGAACCCCCATGTCAAACCGATACGGCGGCTTTTCTCGACAAACAGGACTTCGCAGCCGGCGCTCTCAAGCAGTCCGACCGTGCGCTGCTGATAAGGCAAGAGCGCCTTGCGGCGCTCGATGCGATCCAACACGGCGTCTGTAGACAGACGGCGGGCCTTGATCCACTCCTCTTTCGAGATAGGCCCGCTCATTTTGTCACTCCAAGGAATTGATCGAGGATCTCGCGCGCACCGTCTTCGGTGATGCCCTTGCTCTTAACGACAGCGGAAATTGCCTGCTTTGCCCGCTCGGCGAGATCGGCCTCGACCTTCTGGCGACGGGCGGTCGAAACGCCCTGCGCTCGCGATGCGGAAAACAGGGCGTCGGCGAGGGCCTTCGCGCCCTTCGGATCAAACCCGGCTTCTCCGCCCGCCGTCACCAGTTCGAACACCAGCGTCTTGATCGCCTCGGAAGCGATGAGGGTGAGATCGTCAGAGGCAGCGGCATCGAACTTGCCGGCGAGCGTGGTGGCAATCTCCCGCGTCTGGTTGAGCCGCTGCGTCAGCGTTGCAAGACGGATCGAATACCGGTTGAAAGCCGAAAACGAGGGAATGGTGAAGTCCAGCTCGCCGCGATATTCGCGATGCACTCCCTCAAGCTTGCTGACGAAATCCTGATAGATTTCCGTCTGCGTTCTTTCGCGCTTCTGCAGCTCCTCGGCCGCCCATGCGACGGCGTCGGCGCAGGCGTCGGGCAGCAGCTCGATTCCGGACAGGCGGCCGCGTCCCATCATCACACCGCCGGCGAAGGACGCTTCACGCCTTCGAGGATGGCCCGGCGCTCGACGTGGTCGATACCGAGGCGGGTGATTTCAGCGATGAGGACGGTTCCGGCTTCGGTGTTGCGGACAGCACCAATGTCCGCCAGATAGCGGAGCTGTTGGCGAATCCATTCCCGCGATCGGCGATGGGCGAAAGTTTCGAGCACCGTTGACAGGATGCTCTCGTTAAGGCGGCCATCAGGCTGGTCGTTCAAAGCCCGCAAAATGACGAGGCGAGCATCAACGGTGAGATGCTGGTTATAGTCGCTCATGCTGCCGCATTACCTTTCAGTAAAAAGTCCTCGACGCGATTGACGGTGCGCGCCACGCCGATCTGGCTTTCCTCCATCCGCCCGATTTTGCCGCTTAGCTCGGAGATCGACAGACGCATTTCCATGACGGCTTTCGCGTCAGGCAGATGCTTCATGTCGCTTTCGAGGGCTTGCGTTCGCTGGGCGATCGCGGTGATTGCCGCCATCATCGTTTTCTTTTCTTCAGCGTCCTGACGGCGAAACTCGGCCAGATCGCTGGCGGTCTTCTTCGCGCCGGAAGTCAGCCACAGCCAGATGGTTGCTCCGACCGAAATCACGAGCGACACCAGCCCGAGCCAAGACCGTACGTTTTCCATGTCCATCACCGGTACCTTTGTTTCTGTTCGTGTTTGGTCTGGCACCGGATGCACCGGGTGGCGGACGGAAGGGCGAGACGGCGCTCGCGGGGAATATCATTCGGGCAGTCTTCGCACTGGCTGGTGCCGACACTGCGCAACGAGAGGGAGGCAGCGGCGATGCCTGCCTCCCGTTCCTGCTCGGCCCGCATGTCGGCCTGTTCGAAAGCAGCATTTCCACCGAAGTTCATGGGGTGCGCTTCCAAGTCTTGACCGCTTCCACCGCCTGCTTTCCGAACTCCTTCAGCGTATGGCCGCCCATGTAGAGGGAGATGAACCAGCCGGTCAGCGTCATCAGCGAGGTGTTGTCGATCGGCTCGATGTGAATGCCGAAGACGCGCAGAGCCGGGAAAAGCAGGAAGGCGCAAATCCACAGAAACGCCAGCAGATACATCCAGCCCCAGCGCCAAGCGCTCTGCCAGAAGCCCTCAGCCTGCTCGGCCTGGAGAAGTGCAAACTGCCCCTGAAGGCCCTTTTCATAGAGGGCTATCAACTCCGGCATGTTGGTATGGACCTCACTGACGGCATTGCCGAGTTCCGCCTCATCGACGGACGGCAAGGCTTCCGGCTCGACGCCGAGACGCTCGGCAACCTGATCGACCACGGTACCAGCGAGCGTCCCGGCAAGCCCGCCGACATGCTTCTCCAGCACGCCCTTGATGATGGGAGCGCCAACTTTCGTGGCGGCCGCGATGAGAATGGAGGTGATGGCTGCGCTCATGTCAGAAGCTCCGCAGCCAGCTCGCAAGACGCGGGGCCTTGTCGGCAACGCGCACAGCGATGATGTCCCGGTACTGGTACGCCTGCCATGCGAGATAGGCGACCGCGAGAACAGCAATGCTGCCGCCAACCCATGAAGCGAGATGATCGGGAACAACGGAGGTCGGATCGACCGGCGCTGGGGTGGTCACCGTGCTGACGACCTGATCGCCGGCCGCGACGGTGGTGCTGGCTGCGGTCGTTACCGTGCCATTCTTTGCCTTGCGGCGGGCGTCCAGTTCGCGCTGCAGGGTGGACAGCGTGGCTCGGCCGATCCTGCCATCTATGGTGAGGTCATAGGCCTTCTGGAACGTCTCGACTGCCGATCGCAGGATTTTGCCGGTAGCGAGGCCAGCATCAAAGCCGATGCTGGTGAAAGCCTTCCTGACGTCCTCGATTTCCGAGGGCGTTACCGACACCACAAAGACCGCAAACCGCGTGGTCTCGGAGGTGGGCGTCAGGCCGACGACATTGATGTCGGCAGGATACTTGCCAAGCAGCAGGATGTCTGCCTCTTCGGCACGGCGGCGTTCAAGGCCGCGCAACACCTTGCCGCCGGCCTTCTTCCAGAGGCCGAGCCGCTGGCGCGTTTCGGCAGGTTTTCCGGCAAGGTAGGATTTCACCCAAGATGCCTTGAGGATCGCGCCTGTGTTCCAGTCGAAAGACACGCCGGCGTCAATCGCCTGTTCGCTGGCGCTTGCGCCGAGAGCCTTGACCACACGCGGCATATAGTTTCGATCGACGGCAAGATCGAAAAGCCGATCGTTCTGCGCCTCGGTAATGACCATGCCGGCTTTCGGCACGATAACACCGGAGTCGGCGGTCAGGCCGGCACCGATCGTCCATTTGCCGACAGCATCACGATAGGCCTTTCTGACAACACCTTCGCGGGTGTAGATATATCTCCGCCCTCGCGGGCTGACGTTTCGAGGCATGAAAAAAGCTCCAGACACGGATTGCGAACTGGAGCGACTATGCGTTTTTCAGGTTGAGCGCCGGGGCTGACAGGTGTCAGCCGAACCTAGAAGAGACTACCTTGGCCGTCATCTTCCTCTGCTTTCATGCGCCAAATCGTCCTTTCATGCAAGCCCGCAAGGCGTGCGGCCTCTCTCGCGCTCTTGCCTTCAGCCAGCGCCTGACGCGCTTTGCGCCGGGCATTCCTCATCACTGATACGGGGCCAAGGGGAATTACCTCTTTGCTGATGCCCTTTAAACGGCCTTCAGCGTCAAGGGTTGCAAGGCCACGGCAAATCCGATCGGCCGTCTCAAGACCAACCAGCGTTGTCAGCCAGTGATCCGGCTCAGCTCGGGGCGGAATGGAGACACGGGTGCCGCCATGGCTTTGTGCGATTTCAAGAGCGACGGATGCGCCGGCGATATCGGCTATGTCGCCGAGGATGCCCGGAAGTGTGCTCATGTAGAGTCACCGTCCTTGCTCCTCAGGTCGCGAGAATGCCATTCGCGCCGGAGAACAGTGGTGACCGTATTTCCCTGAAACACCAATTTGACGCCTTCGACGGTTACACCGCTCGCGCCAGCCTTGACGCCGTTGGCAACAAGTGCGGCAATGTGGTTCCGGAAATGAAGAACGTCCAGACCGTGTGCCCGCTCAAGATAACGAATGATCGCACGGTCGGTTACGATGATTTCCGAGGATGTTGCTGCGATGTCATCGGCCATGATTGATCCTGTTCGAAATTTTGAGTTGTTCTTCGGTCAGCGCCTTGAGCCGCACTTCCAGCTCGATACGTTTGTGTGAAAATCGCGGGAGCTTGGCAGCGCGTGCCGCCAGTTCGTCCCGCTTCGCCTGCAGAACGTCTATCTCCCGCTGCTCCGGCCAGCCGAAGAGCGGCATGACGGTCATGGGAGAGACGTCCCGGTTCATGGCGTCGGTGCCTCCGGTTGCCAGCGGATCAGAACGCCGGTGAACTTCGAGACACCCGGATGGTTTTTCATCCAGAACCGGCCCATCGTCTCCCGCGCTGTCCGACCATAGAGCTTGGCCGGATAGCTGTTGCCGAGCAGCTCGGGCGCAAAGCCGTCACGGCGGGCGAATTCCTCGACCTCGGTCCTGTGCAGATGCACGCCGGCAATGACGATGCTGGCGATCAGCTCATTGATGAGGTCGCTCACTACGATCTCGATCGGAACGACATGCGTGCAGACCGGATCGGTGATGATCTTGCGGCAATACTTGGTGCGCATGGCCTCGTAGAGCTGCACGCGCTCACCCGGCCGGGCATGGCGGGCGCGGTCACCACGCACCGTCTGCCGCTTGTGGCCGCTCTCGATCTGGCCGCTGAAGAAGGATTTGAACCCGTAGGCGACCATCACGTGCTCGCCTTCGTCTTCGGTGCGCGGCGGCCGCGAATAAGCTTGCCGTAGTAATCCATGACCGTGATCCATTCTTTGTCGGTCACGTTCCGATAGGTGATGTCCTGATCGAGAATGCCGGTCACGGAAGGCCAGAAGCCATCGCAGAGCATGGATTTCAGCATGGCGTGCTGCGCGATCGCGATCTTGTAACCGTAACGCATGGTGTACGCTTCGCAGGGCTTGCGATCAGCCCACACCACACCTGCCTCGCGGGCGATCCAGCTTTTCAGGGCCTCGACAACCGCCCTGGCATCGTCGGCGTTGTTGACCCACCGGCCGCTGTCGAGACCGGTCTGGCGCTTGACGAAAGCCTCCAGCGCCCGATCTTCGCGATCCTCGACAATGCCGAGATTGTAAGCCGCGATCCACAGCGATTGCATCTTCGGCGCATAGCGGCCGTCGAGACGACGGCGACCATTGCGACGCACGGCCACCGGCTTGTAGCCGAGGCGGCGCAGTTCCCTCATGACGGCGTCTTGCTGTGGGGCCGTCATCAGCGAGAGGCGAGACTGTCCTGTCACACGCGAGTAGATCTCGCGCTGCGCGCTTTCCTCAGTGATACCGAGCTGGCGGAAACCGCCGAAAATTGCACGTTGAATGCTCATGCTGCTTCTCCAAATTTTCCGGTTTCATCACCCCATGCTGTCCAGCCCTTGCGGTTGGTCCGGCTGAAAAGCTCGAGCCGCCGGGCGTTCGGCATCAGCTTTTCGGCCTGCCGATAGCCTTCCTCTGGCTTGCGGGAGTGGCCACGGACCACCCCCCGGAATGAGGAGCGGACAGACCTCGTGGTTTTCGGCTCGCCGCGTTTGCCGATCAGGTAAGGTTCATTGGATGTGCGTAGGACGTAGCCCGGCCCGAACGCCTGTTTTCCGTTCTTCGTGATCTTCTCCCACGAACCCGCCGAGACAAAATCAAAGCCCCACGCGAGCAGAACCTCATAGGCCTGAAAGACCATAGGATTGGTTCCCCAAAGCCATAGGAGGCAGTTTTCCGAGGCAAGATCGAGAACTGGCATGGCCTTGATCTGATCGAGCGACATGCAGTTGTAATGAGCCTGCGGGGACTTGCCTTCGCCCTTCTCCGACCGCAGCTTATAGAGCCACGGTGGATCGGCCATGATCAGGTCGAAGGAGAACGGTGGCAGGTCGCCGAACGGCCAAAGGTGGGGAAAGAGCCTCATGATATGGCCCTCAACTCTGCTACTCGCGGTTCGCCGGAATGTGGAGAAAGCCGTTCCGACCTTTTCGACTCAGCCGCAAACTGCCAACGCTTGTAATCCTGTTTGAGGTTCAGGAAGGACCGCGTTGAATGCGAGACAAAGTTGATACATGGGCATTTCTTTTGAGACGATCGAAATGGCCCAATCGAATAGTTCTGCTTCTTTGTTGCGCAGTTTTCGTCTCTCTTCTTTTCCAAGCGTATGCCATCACTATCCCAAGTCCGTCGCTCTGGCTGAACGTTGTGAACGCGGGTCGCGGAGCTATTGGCATTGATCCCATCAACCCTTGGAGAGACTGGCTCTACGATTTCCAAAGCTTGATCGGAGGTATCCTCGCAGTGATTGCGGCTGCGTTCACTGTACTGCAGATGAGGATTTCCGATGATCGAAGCGAAGCCAGACACAAAGAAGCATTGAAGCTGCAGGTTCGTGCGGACAGCTTGCGCTTTGAGCGAATGTTTTTCCCTCTTCATGATGAACTCGTTGTCGGACTGCGAGTTTTTTCGAGGGGCTTTAGCGCTGAAAACCTGAAGAGCTTGTTCGATGAAATCAACGGAGCCTGCTACGACATTGACCGCGCTTTTAAGGCTCAAACGTATCGTGATGCAGAGGACTTGCTTGGAGGGACGCTTACGATAGCAATCGCTCAATATCGAACGGACATCATTGAACTCAGAAGGCTGGCGCAGATCGCGGGTGAATTCAACTTCGCTGAGGAGCCGCAGTCGGAAGATTCCCGAAAGCGACGAGACGAGTACTTGGCCCAAATAGGCAACTTCTGCCTCCACGTGCGGAGAGGAACCGGTCGCTTGACGTTGGATTTGCAGGGGTTGCTTCAACGATATACGGATGGCTGACATAGCGTTAGGCCTTCGCGAGATCGATGGTTATGGCCTGCCAGTCTGCCTCAAGGCTGTCGCGCTTGTAGAAGCGGACATATTCTTTTGAGCCGGTCACGCGGATGGCGTCACGGATGGCCTCCATGGCCTTCTTCCAGCGGGTGTCCTCAATCTCCAGCTTGAGCAGCATGAACACGTCCGCACGGTTCACCTGACCTTCCTTTTCGGTATTGAAGGCGCGGGTAACGATGGACTGGATTTCCGGGCGGCTGTCTGCGCTCCACTCGGTCAGGCACTCATCAATGAGCGTCTTTGCGACCTGCAGCTCCGGGCCGAAAGTGATGAGGTCGGAAACCTGCACCTGAATTTTCATCAGGCCGTCATAGGTCTGATAAGTGCGATTGCCCTTCTTGCCGCCGATCGTGACGTTGTACTTTTCGCCGAGCAGCGCATCCAGCGCGGAAAGGTCCGCTGCAGTATGACCACGGAACCGGGAGAGCTGCGCATTCAGATTAAGGGCAAATTCGATGCATTTGCGCACCGTCTGATCTTCAAGCTTGTACTGATCCTTTACGTTGCCGATCGGATCGAGGCCGCCCTTGGCGTTGTGCATGAACTCGCGACCATTGATGATCGTGACGCCGGGCTTGCTGGTTTCTTCCAAGATAACGGACTGCATGTAAATTTCCTCGTTGTTCGAACTGGATTAATGGGCGCTCAAACGCCCTTTGAAGGCGGCTTCAGGAGCTGTGCGGAGAGCGCGGGAACGGCACAACGTTGGTGCCAGGGCGCATCAGGTGCAGGATCGTCACGCTTGCCGGAGGGACGAGCTTGTTCAACTCGGCGCTGTTCAAGAGCTGCATGTCGTTGAGCTGCGTTTCCATGGCGACGGCCATCTCGGCATAACCGTCGAGACGCTTCACGAGCAGCTCGACCTCTTCGCTGGACATGACAACGCCGCCATGCCGGTGTTCGGCAATCCTGTTGCGGGTGTCGCGCAAACGATCGGAAAGGTAATCAAAACGCTTCACTGTTCGTCTCCTTTATGCGGCTGTGAGGGCAATTATTCCGGCAGGCCTGATGCATGCGGACGGCGTTGGCGCTGGCGGTGCTGAAGGGGCGGCGCTGCCAACCGAGGCAGACATCTCGACCGATCTCCTGCAGGACCGGGCAGCGCACGGTTTCGGACATGAGAGCGCCGCGCACGAGTTGCTCGATGCGACCGACATCGCCGGGATAGCTGTTCGAAAGGAGCTGGCTGACAGTCGAACCGGCGTAGCCGATGCGTTTGCCGACCAGCGTCTGGTTTTCGGCGTTGCAGGCCTCCGCCAGAGCGATAATCCATTCCGGCGGTTGCTCGCCCCATGCGGCGCGGGCCTTTTCCAGATTGTCGGGCTTGGGCTTTGTCGGGGTCATGGTTCGACCTCGACGGTTTCCGGCTCGCCGAAAATCTTCTCGGCGTTCGGGTCATAGACGCACTCGGTTTTGAGGAGCTTCGGGGCGACCGGGCCGGTGTTGTTCACAAGCCGCCAGATGGTCGGCGTGGCGCTGCTGCCCTTCTGCAGGACGATCAGGTAACCGGCCCGCAGGAGACGGGAAATATAAAGCCGGGCAGAACGCTGCGTGACGGTAAGGGTGTCCGTCGAGGCATGAACCGATACATCAATCAGCTTGAAACCGTTCCTGAAGAACGGCGAGCGCATGGCGTTCCAGAGCGCTTGCCGTGCCGTGATCTGGTCGCCAATCGGTGTGCCGTCGCGTTTGAACATCGGCGTGGCCGACTGACGCACAGCGACACGGTAAAGGGCCATGCCACGCGGGTTTGTTTCGCCGGTGCGGCGGATGATCTCCGCCTTTTCCAGCATGTCGAGAAATTCCGCTATCTGCAGGCGGCTGAGGTTGTTGGACAGGCCGAAGATATCGTCCACGCTGAAGGGCTGCTTTCGCATGTCGGCGTCCATCATCAGCTTCCAGTAATGATCGCGGCCGGTCAGGACGCGCTGGCCCTTGGCGGCGGAAATCTTGAGAGCGATCGGAGTAACCCGCATTATGCTGCCTCCTTTCTGGAGGGCAGGCGCGAGCGCGAGAACAGGCCGTTGCCGCCCTCGTAAGCTGCGAGGTCGATGGAGCTAAGGCCCATCCTCGCAGCCGCCTCGGCAATGTTATGCAGAGAGTTGCCGACGCGACGGACACGGCCTTCGCCCTCGGTTCTGGCCTTTTCGAGGAGGTCATCCGCAATCGACAGCTTCGGATAGAACGTCCGCGCCAACGTGCGGGCATCTTCCATGTCGCAGGGATGGGCATATTTCGTATCGAGGACGAGATCGCGGAAGCGGTCCCCGACATGTTCCAGTTTCTTCGGGAACAGCTCCTCGCCGATAAGCATCACGGGGACGCCGCTGGCCTTGGCAATGCCGCGAACCAGCTCGATCAGGTTCTTTTTAATGAGCAAGTCGCCCTCATCAATGATGAGCGGGCGGCGCGGATCGCGGCAAAGAAGGCCAATGACCTCGTCTTCCATGTCAGACAGCGTGCCGCGTGGCTGGTAGACGCCGAGTTCGGAGAGGATCGAGCGCAGCAACTTGGCGCGGGTCCATGTGTCGCGCACTTCGACGTAGGCAGCGCCGGTCTTGTTCTGGCAATAGAGCGCCGCTACGCTTTTGCCATAGCCGGAGTAACCGGCGAGAACGCCGAGGTTCGGTTGCAGGGGATGACGGTTCTGCAGCGACCGGACAAGAGTGAGCGCCGTAGTGACGTTCTTGATCGGAGCTGTGTCGCCATTGACTTTCATCGGTTGTGTCGTCATTTTAATCCTCGTAATTATTGCAATGCAGAGGGGTCGATGGCAGTCGGCCCCTTTTTCTTGACCTAGCCGCGCAGTGCGGCGTCGATCCCGAAATCCTCAAAAATGTCCCGACGTGTCTGGTAATCGGCGCTGGCCTTGTAGCGGGCGAGCTTGCCCGCCGTGGCGTCGTCAATGACAACACCGGAGGCGATCTGCGCCTCGACGGCCTGCGCCCATTTGAACATGCGGGCGCTGTCGGAAAGCGCCGCGTCCGGGTCCAGATGAATGACGGTGGAATTGCCCTTCAGCTCAGCCTCGCGAACGATGGCCGCGTGGATTTCCGCCGCCTTCTCATTGAGCGTGGCAGGCTGCGGTGCCTTCGGCGCGGTCATGGCCTCCAGTGCTGCGGCAATGGCGGGCGTGCTGTGCTGCTGTTCGCGCTTGGGCAACTGGATGACGTTGGCGGTTTCGACTTCGCGCTCTGCCTTCTTTCTCTTGGCAAGCTCTATGGTGCGCTCGATGCCGGAAGGGCCTTTCTTCAGCTCGCGGAGATCAGCCTTGATCTCGCGTTCCTTCTGACTGATGAGATCAGCGGCAATCTGCTTCTGCGCCTTGACGTAAGCCTGCGGATTAACATCCGCGAGTTCGGGGCAGATCGCGACATCGAGATAGCGGCCGGTTTCACCGTCAAAGACGTACATCTTGCCCATGTCGAGCGGATCAAGGCGGCAAAAGACATCAGTGCCGACCATGATGGAGCCGGAGAGGTAGAAGAATCCATCGTTCTGAATGCCACGCTTCTGCATGACGCGATGGCCGTTCTTGCCAGCGACCGGCATCAGCAGCGCATCCAGCGCACGCTCGTCCACGCGTTTGATCTTCGCCGTCGACGCCGCTGCGACCGCGTTGGGGGAGCGACCTTTCAGGCCACCGTGTTCCCGCTCGTGATAGACATATTCCAGCCAGTCATCGATATGGCGCTGGAGCTGCTCGGCGGTCAGAGCGACCTCGAACAGGTCTTTTTCGTCTGCGCCTAGACGCTGCGCGAAGGACTTGCGGCCTTCAATCGCTTTCCGATCGGCAACGGAGTGGCCGATGTAGCCGGGAAGCTGTGGGCAAACCTCGTGCTGAAATGTCTTGATGACGCGCTCGACATGACCCTTCTGCTCTGGCGAATAGGCATCGGAAACATCTGGCTCGATATCGAGATCGGCGAACAGACGTTTGACTGAGACAGCAACGAAATCACTACCGTTGTCCGTCTTCACGACCTTGGCCACGCCCAATTTGAGAATGGCTTTACGCATCATCAAACCTACGGCCAAGGCACGCGGGGTTTTCGACAGCGTAATGACCAACCGACGCGTGGCTATGTCGATGCAGGCATACAAGGAATGGCGGCCGTCGATGCAGAGCGCATCGACCGGCGAGGCGTCGATCATCCAGAGCGCGTTCGGCTCATTAATATGACGATAGGTGCCGGTACCGGACAGCTTCATTGTCGACCGGAACTGATCGGGGTTCGTGATCTTGGTGAGCACGACCTTTTCGTCTGCTTTCAACTGCGCGATGAAATGCTGGAAGGTGCGCGGCGGCGGAAGAGGTTTCAACTCGCCGTTACGATCGGTCAATTCCGATCCAAAATGATGCTCGCAGTAGCCGCGAATGGCATCCGCCGACAGCGCCGGGTTCTTGGCGATCCAAGCCAGCACAAAGGCTCGGACCTCGCCATCGTTCGCCGTGTCAAGCAAGCCCTTGCCCTTGCGCGCCTCTGAGCGATCGACGGCGAGCTTGTCTTTTGCGCCAGCCTGTTTGGCCGAACGCCACCGGAAAACCGAACGCTGCGAAATCTGCGGCAGGATGTCCTTCACCCAAGCATCAGCTTGGATCATGTTCATGTTCCACCGATCGCAGAAGATGAACATGGAGGCCTGAACTGAGATTGGAAGGCCCTTTGAGAAGGTCTCGAAAGCGGCGACAACAGCCAAGCGAGCATCGCGTTCGCGCCGGGCGCGATCGGATAACGATGCCGGGGCAGCAGGTTCTAGCTCGGGTTGCTGGTCTACCGGCTCGCTACCGACAACCATGTGTCGCTGCACATAGGTGACCTGGGCGAGCGTCGGGAACAGGCGATAGTGGTACTCAAGACCACCGCCGACGCCGTTTCGGGCGCGGCAAAGGGAAGGAACGGACCGCCACTCCTCGCGCCGCGCATAACGTATCACCGCGCTTTCGCTTGTGGGCAGGCCGGGTAAGGCTTCCCGTGCGATCTCACGCGCTGTCAGCCATTCCTTCAGGTGGCGCTTTTCGGAGGCAAAAGGAACGGTGTTCAACGTGTTGCCCTCACGATCAGGACAAGCGCCGTAGCGACCTGCGAGAAATAGATCATTCCGAGGATGAAACAGACGATGGCCCAAAGGGCTGAGACGTCTTTCACGATCTGGCTTTTCGCGACATGGCAGATGAACTGCAGGAATGGCGCGATGCTGCTGGCTATATTCATCGGCGTGCTCTCTTCCTTACGGCGCGAGCTGCTCTCAGCGCCTCCATTTCCTTGATGTGATCTTCAAGGAGCTGGTCCTCGATCATCTCGGCGTATTCGTCCTCGATGACGGTGAGGCCGAACTCGCCCGGCACGAAACCGAGCAGCTCCTTGGCTTTGGTGGCGTGGACAAGCGCGATGAAGGCGTCGAGCGGAATGCGGTGTTCGCCACTTCCTTCCGACGCCCACTTGTCGAGCATCGCGCTTGAGATCGTGCGGCCGAGGTACTTGCTCATTGCGCTGGCGATCTCTGACCGCTGAAACCCGTCATCGCGGGCATCGCGCAGGGCGCGGGCGATGAGGCGGGAGATGCGGTTATCGAGCGGGCCACGACCGGTCACGCCTTCCTCGTAGCGGATCGCCACCTGCGGCGGTGTCCACTCGAAAAGGTCCTTCGTGAGAGGGTCGCGGCGTTTGCTCATCGGCGAGCGGCCTTCCGCTCGGCAAGCCAACGCATGACGGAAGCTTCGTTCAGGCTAAAGAAAGCGTCCTGTTCGTTGGGCTTCAGCCGCGTAAAACGGTCATTGAGCTTTTCCCATGCGGCCAGCGGGTTAGCCCGGGGAACCTGATCGATGATGGCAATGGCGTCGGCGTAATTCGTCGCCTCGCCGGAAATCAGTAGCTCTACGATACGGGCGGCGCGCTCATATGGCTGGCCAGCAATTTCCAGAAGGGTTTGTTGGTTGTCAGCCAATCCCTCATCCAACGCGATACGCTCCCGCAGTTCAGCCGGGATGCTGGCAATTTTGAGGGCGTTGAAAACGTTGCGGCGGCTGATCTTGAGGAAGCGTTGCGCTGCCTCGCTGAAGGTGCCGGAGAACGCGGCGGCGGTCTCGATCGTCTCATCGTCGGAGTTTAGTGCAGACCCTGCACTTAATTCCTGCTTTGGCTTCGGGCCGCGCCGGACCGGGTTCGCGGCTCGCCAGATCGCGCACCAATCGGCAACGTCGACACTATGCTCCAGCGCGGAAAGCTCGTGGCGATAAAGCGTTTCGGAGATTTCGGTCAGGCGGATTTGGGCGTCGTTCGCGAACTCGTCCGATTGGCGAACGATGGCGGATATGTTGACGCCGAGCGATGCGGCTGCAGCGAGGCGTTTGACACCGAAGACGAGGCGATACCGTCCTTCGGGTCCGGCAACGACCTCGACCGGGACGCGCTGTCCGATTTGCTGGAAGCTTTCGGCCAACGCCAGAATGGCGTCGGGCGAGACTTTTTTCGCGTCGGAGGAGACGTCGATCAGTTGGGGGGACAGAAATTCAATCTGCATTTGGCACTCTGGATTGTCAGGAAAGGATGCGCGGCCTGACGGAAACATCAGGCGGCGCTCTGCGCGCCGTCAGACTTCGACGACTTTTTTGCTCTGGTGTTGCCGCTCGTGTTGCTGCTAGTGTCGCCTCGGTCGTGACGACCAAGCGTGTAGCTGTCGGGAAACATCTCGCGGAAAGGTACGCCCAGTGCGCTGGCAAGAGCCTCGGCACCGGGACGGCTGGCCCCGATCATCCCTGCACGGCAGGCGCTCGCATAAAGGCCAGCATCGCGGGCTATTCCGGTCAGGGTTTTATTCTGCCGTAACAGTTCCTCTTTGATGGTCGTGCGGGTCCACGTTTTTGTGGGCGTCATGATTGCTCCCTGTTTTTCTGACCTTCGGCAAAAGGTCGGTTTGGTTGGGGGTTGGCGTTCAAACTTTGTTGCAACACATATTCGCACCATAGTGCGAAAAAGTAAAGCCGATTGCGCCTATAGTGCGCGTCAGACTTTAATTTTTCCAATTAAGGTGTGAATTAGGGTTAGGCTGTTGATATCGCTGCCGTATTTAGGATTTCGGCGCGGTCTCGTGAGGTCTGACCCACGGTCAGAGTTACACTATAATGGGAACAACGTTCGCAGAACGGTTGGAAACGGCGATCGCAAAGTTCGAATCAGTTCACGCCTTCTCAAAGAAGGCTGACATCAGCGATTCGATGCTGCGGAAGTACCTTGAAGGGTCGATGCCGGGGCTGGATAAGCTCATTAAGATTGCGGATGCTGCCGATGTCACCCTTGATTGGCTGGCCGCAAATCGCGGCCCTATGCACGCCAGTTCACCGGCCTATGAACCGGATATTGTGGTGCATGGGCCGGACGGTCCCGTGATGACCCTTGAAGTCAAATCTTACGGTGCTGACCACAGTACAGACCTGACACTGGTGCCGAGGTTAGACATTCAGGCTTCAGCGGGCGTGGGCGCTCTCGCTTTGCAGGAGCAAGCCGTTGAACTAATGGCGTTTCAGTCCGCGTGGCTAAGGTCTATCGGCGTTGCGCCGTCGTTCGCCCGTATCATCACGGCGCGTGGCGACAGCATGGAGCCGACGATCCGCGACGGCGATGTGTTGTTGATCGATACGTCCGTCGCGGAAGTCCGCGATAACGGCATCTACTGTGTCGTTTACGGGAATATGCTCTTGGTTAAGCGCGTTCACCCGAGAATGAACGGCTCTCTGCAGTTGATCAGCGACAACGCGGTCTATCCGCCCGAGGAAGTCCCCGCCGCTGAGGTTCCGGGGCTGTCTGTTGCCGGCCGGGTGATGTGGTATAGTCGGTCACTGTGAGAGCCAGCGGGATTTCGTTCCGACCGCGTTACCTGCCATTTGTTCTTGCGGCCGGATTTTCGTGGAAGGCTCTTTAAGACCGTCTATATGATGTCGTGAGTTCCGGGAAAATAAGGCTTTTAACCGCAGGTTCCCGGATTTTCCCAGATATTCCCGGTTAAAGCCTACTCCTGCCATCTGTTATTGCGGGTTACAGCTTGAGCCGGAATCCAGTCGACGCGCGTCGGCGCGGCGAGAGGCCCTCTTTTCAGCCCAAGGACTTGGGCTGGCTGGATTCCGGCTCAAGGCCGGAATGACGGAAGCGGGTGTGGTTTCGCGCCGCGCATATCGTGCCTACGCGTTACCCCCGCGGGAACTCCAGTCCCATTTCACGGAAGCGCTCGGGGTCGTCGCCCCAGTTCTCGCGCACCTTGACGAACAGGAAGAGATGCACCGGCTGTTCGAGGATTTCCGACAGCTCCTTGCGCGAGGCGGTGGAGATGGCCTTGATCGCATCGCCGTTCTTGCCGAGCGCAATCTTCTTCTGGCTGTCGCGCTCGACATAGATCACCTGCTCGATGCGTACCGAGCCGTCCTTGCGTTCTTCCCACTTTTCGGTCTCGACATGCGAGGCGTAGGGAAGCTCCTGATGCAGGCGCAGGAACAGTTTTTCGCGGGTGATTTCGGCAGCGAGCTGGCGCATCGGCAGATCGGAAATCTGGTCTTCCGGATAATACCACGGGCCTTCCGGCAGTTCGGCGGCCAGATAGTTCATCAGGTCGGCGCAGCCCGAACCGTTGGTCGCCGAGATCATGAAGGTGCGGTCGAAAGCGACCGTCTCGTTGGCGGCGGCGGCGAGTTTCAGAAGGTCTTCGCGCTTCACCTGGTCGATCTTGTTGAGGCAGAGGATCTTCTTCTGCGGGACATCCTTCAGACCTTCGAGAATGGTTTCCGCGTCGCCTTTCAGGCCACGTTCGCTGTCGATCAGCAGCAGGATGAGATCGGCATCCTTCGCGCCGCCCCAGGCGGAGGTGACCATGGCGCGGTCCAGCCGGCGGCGCGGCTTGAAGATGCCGGGCGTGTCCATGAAAACGATCTGGGCATTGTCATGAATGGCGATGCCGCGCATCACGGCGCGCGTCGTCTGCACCTTGTGGCTGACGATCGAAACCTTGGCGCCCACCAGACGGTTCACCAGCGTCGACTTGCCGGCATTTGTGGGGCCGATGAGGGCCACGAAGCCGGAGCGGGTCGGAAGGGCTGCATCTTCGCCAGTCGTGGCGGGGTTTTCGTGATCGGTCATGATATCCATTCAAGGTCAGAGGTATTCAACATGCGGCCAAAGGGCCCGTCATGCGCTCGATGTTCAGCATCCGGTTCGCCGGGCGCTCAGTTCCGGGTGGAGGTCTTCTGCCAGACGCCTTCGCGTTCCAGCAATCTTGTTGCCGCCACCTGTTCGGCCGCGCGCTTGGAGCGCTCGACACCGGTTTCCGGCTTCACGCCGGGAATTTCGACAGTAACCGTAAAGCGGGGATCGTGATCCGGTCCGGAGCGATCGTCAACCCGGTAAGAGGGCGTCACCGCAAATCTGGCATGCGCCCATTCCTGCAACTCGGTCTTGGCGTCGCGCCGCCCGGCATCCACGCTGGTTGCGCGGCCCTGCCAGTATTTCAGAATGAATTTGCGCGATGCTTCCAGCCCGCCATCCAGGTAGATGGTGGCGATCAGGCTTTCGACGACATCGGCGCGCACGTTCAGCATCGCCTTGCCGGTCAGCTTCTTCACATCCGAGCCGGTGCGGATGAAATTATGCAGGCCCATCTCGTCACCGATCGCGGCACAGGATTCGGCGCTGACGAGCTGGTTCAGACGGACCGAAAGCTCGCCTTCGGTGGCGTTGCGGAAGGTGGAGAACAGCAATTCGGCAACGCAGAGACCGAGAACACGATCGCCTAGAAATTCCAGCCGCTCGTAATTGCCGGCCGCCGCCGAGCGGGCACTGGCATGGGTCAAGGCCCGGTCGAGCCGGGCCTTTTCCTTGAATTCATATCCGATCAACGCTTCCAGACGGGAAATCTCGTCCGCCGCAAGCGGCTTGGTCTTGCTCAT